TAGAGAGGGCGAATTTATATGCTAGAAACCCTATGAATGTGGTCCCATACTCAAAATCAAATGCAAAAGGTGCATTATTCCATGATACTTCAAAAGCAGCTGCACCGAGTGGTGCAAAAAACTCCTTTTGAATTGTAGATGTCTCAATTTTATCTACTCGATCAGATAAAAGACTGATGTATGCATACGATGTAACTGCACCCAACATAGCAGATACACCTTGTTCGGCACCTTGTGTGATAAAATAAGATGCGGTCAGAACAGAACCATACCCAGCTGTAGAAGTTTTTAACGTTTTCTTGAGATGTTTATAGCCCGAAGAATTCAAGGTATTTGGTTTATTGGTCGCGTAAGTGAGAGACATGTTCTTAATTTATCATACTTAAAATCTTTATCTCAGTTAAATTCAATAATGCCTTGTCAACGGTGTCGGAAGAAGTGTGGCGTCCCCATTGAATGTAATTACTGTACTGGTAGTTTCTGTCCGGGGTGTATCCAGTTAGCGAAACACGATTGTCAGGGTGCGGATATCAAGAAAATGCGACAGCGTAAAGATCTTGAAGAAAAGACTGCATTCGAACGACCTGCCAAGTGCTTAAAGATTTAATGCATATACTAATCAGCGTGGGGGGTGGTTATTTTGCTGAGATGTCCGAGTGGTCTAAGGAGGACGACTTAAGATCGTCTGTGCTGTGCACGCGCGGGTTCAAACCCCGCTCTCAGCATATCGCATTCATAGCTCAGTGGTAGAGCGCAAGCTTAGTAAGCTTGAGGTCAGGGGTTCGAAACCCTTTGAGTGCATAAAGATTAACAAATACTATCATATATGATTAATTCCATTCTGATTATCGGGGTGGGTGTAATGATATATACAGTTTATAGAAGACTAGCGTGGAGACGTAGGAAACAACGGTGGTTGAAGTCCGTTTTGCAATGTACTTAAACGTATATTTGTATATATAATCAGATGATGAATAAGGATACACAAATTCTTATTCATGATGTGGCTTCGTTAATGTTTCTTTTACCTTTTTCAACATTATGTGTGGCTGATGTGTTATTCGGATACACTGTGTATCCGATGTTTTTAACACATGCGGTCACTACATATATGTCTTATGATCTTTTGTGGATATCCCTTCAACCTAAGGTTATACATGCATATAAGACATTGATCATAACTCATCACCTAATATGTTTATTAGCTGTCATTAGACCTCTCATGTATCCAGAAGAATCCGGAATCATAACGTTATGTGGTATAGTTGAAATTGATACAACAATATTAACTCTCCGTAGAATTATTCCTAGGACGAGTTCTATACACCCCTACATAAACCTATTGTATTATTTAACAAATGCAATGATTCGAGTGGTTTACGAGACACTTTTAACACTTTTCATGATACAATACTATGCACATGAGAGTATCCTAGTAAAAATACACGTTCTCGGATGTCAATATTTCATAAACATATTTAGTTGTGGTGTATGTTTACTCACATATTCTAAACGTAACCCGGCTTTAAAAAATCACTAGTGATTATAGTATGGTACAAGATTTGGAAAAAATTGAAAATGACATTTGTAGATGTGCCAATTTTCGATCTTTACGTATTTTTTATTGGGTAAAGAAAATTTTGAAGGTTAATTAATTGTTGTTAGGTTTTCTGTTGTTACCGTTGTTGGGTTTGGCGTTGTTACCGTTGTTGGGTTTGGCGTTGTTACCGTTGTTGGGCTTGGCGTTGTTATTGTTGTTGAGCTTCACGTTGTTAGTGTTGTTGACAGGCTTCGCGTTGTTACGATTCGGGAAGTTTCGCCCACTGTTGGGGTTCTTACCGAGATGCACTGACTTAGCTTCACGTAGAATCCTTCTCAATAGTTTTTTGAGTTTTTTAATTTCATCTTGATCGGTCTTCCGGGAGGCATTCATCTTCTTATTGAACGCCGTTTGGGTATATATGGTGGGTTCACGGGCGTTTCCATTTCCGTTTCCATTCGCGTTCTGTGGCGCATTCATTTACTATACTTTAAGAATAAAATATAGAAACCCCCTGTTGATTTGAAATCATTTTATTCAGAGGATTATACTTTAAGAATAAAATATATACTACAAGTATAATGACTAAAGACGAGAAGCCTAAAACTAAAACTAAACGCAAACCCAATTCTTACATGATCTTTGTGAAAAAAACGAGATCTAAGGTTGTTAAGGATTTCCCGGATCTGGTCTTCACCGAGATTGGTTCTAAACTGGGTGAAATGTGGCGCGCACTCTCGGACGAGGAAAAAAAGAAGTATGCCAAGTAATACTTATAGATTATAGATATAGTATAAGTATGGCGTTTACACCGTTGTCAATAGCCGCCCAATTCGGTAATTTACAAGAGGTGATAGCGTTGATAAAGGCAGGTTATGACATCAATGTAAGTAATCATAATGGTTCGACATCACTACACTTGTCCGCCCAAAACGGTCACGATGGGGTAGTGAAGGCTCTGATCGCAGCGAATGTGGAGATTAACAAGACTGATGACATTGGTTGGACACCGTTGTTACTAGCCATTGAATACGGTCATGAGACAACGGTGCAGATACTGATTGAGGCGGGTGCGGACACCAACAAGGCGTCGCATAGCGGTATGACACCACTATTTAACGCCAAGTTGAAGGGACGTGAGACAATACTACGGATGCTCACAGACTTAAGGATTTGAGACCTAATATAAGTAGATGTCCCTAGGGGTCAAAAAGCTCTGTTACGATGCTATTGTGCCTACTCGTGGGTCTGATCGTTCTGTGGGATATGATTTATATAGCTCCGAGGATGCCGTGGTTCCTAGCCAGGGTGGCCGAGCAATCGTAGGAACTGGTATTACAGTGGTTCTTCCAACGGGAGTATACGGTCGTGTAGCTCCTCGCTCGGGTCTAGCCGCGAAGCATTGCATAGATGTTGGTGCGGGTGTGATTGATCCTGACTACACCGGTGAAATTAAAGTAATTCTATTCAATCATGGGATGAATGACTTTGAAATCAAGAAGGGTGATCGTATTGCTCAACTCATTCTAGAGCGTTGTGAAACACCAGCAATTGAGGAAATTAGTATAGTTGAAGACACTGATAGGGGTGAAGGTGGCTTTGGTTCTACCGGCAATTAGAAAACCATAGATCTTCTGGTGTAGGCATAAAAAGTATACCTTGAGTCATAGTCATATACAATTTAGCCTTATCCACATTAGGGTAAGTATGTAATACCCATCTCTCCCAATATTCGGCCCTGAAGAAATCTTCCCAATCTTCTTCCGAACTTTCTTTAATTTTCAACATCCCCCTTTGTATCTCATACTGATCTCTCTCTATTCGCAGCTCCTTAGGAATGATAGCCCCTTTCCTAAGAAGTTGTGCGCGCATAAGACGGGGGTTACGATGGTCCGGGAAATACTGAACTCCTGCCTGACCAAAGTCTATAGCTCTCTTATTTGGTAATGTGACTCTATACTTATGAGTAATCGAAGGACTTGGTTGAAATACGACGTGCATTTATGTTTTATATCAATACTATTTTTATACTTTTATAACACATGTATATACTGACAGTAATATTACTTACATTTATATTGTACTATATCGTAGATAACAATATATATGATATTTCTATACGTCTTCAGACTAAGCGGAGTCATCCTACAGGATACCCAATTACTCAAATACAAAACGATTTTTATACACCCGAACGTTGTAAAGCGTTGTCAAAATATATATCAAAACATAAGTTCGTTGGTAGATCTACATTAGATGGATTTGGAAAAACGAAGGGATTTGTAGTGACGTTTTCTTCGCAACACGAAAAAAGGTTTTTAGACACCTTCAAACCTATACATGAAGTGTTCAAACAAATACAAGAACCTGGTACAAACGCTTATATATTCAATCCTGTGATTATAGAACATTCGACAAAAGAAACAGAAAGATCTATACCTTATCATTACGACATGTCATTAAGTGATCAGGTCAAGACACCATTGGGTCGGAATTATTTACCTGTATGCGTCACTGTCATATATATACATTTACCGGAATCATATAAAGGTGGTGAATTGTGTCTCTCTGACTACTGTACTATATATGATCGCGATGTAAAAATATATAAACCGAAATTGGGGAGAAAATTAATATTTCGTGGAGATGCATTGCATCACGTAGAACCTATATATTGTAAAGGTGGTAAAGGTAAACGTATTAGTTTAGTATTCGAGCAATATAGACTACCGGAATCAAAAGTAGCAAATATCAAATTTCATATTTCTAAAGATGTTACATAAGGAAGAAAATAGAACAATAAACATGCTTGAATATACAACACTCGATGGAACTATCATACGAGTGGGTCAAAATGCAAAGGAAAACGATGAATTAACAATATCTAGTGCCCCGCAACATTGGTGGATGCATGTTGCGGGGTATTCTGGGGGGCATGTAGTCATATGTGACGAAAGAGATGTTCTTCCAAAAGAAACTCGCAAAGATGCAACGGTACTCGCGATATATCATAGCAATGCACCGGACACTAAAATGTCTTGTGTTGATATGGTCCGTGTTGAGCAAACAGTATGGGTTAGACAGGCTGGTAAAGTTAAGCTGCAAGGGGAAGTGAAAGAATTTTCAATTTTTATGAGACGGGAAAATGACCGAATCGAAAGACTCATAAAAACAAAACGTGTTATTTAAAAAAACTACTGGCTACATGGATCTAGAGTAAGTCTGTATATAACCCAGAAATATAGTAAACTTCTTTGAATCCCAATTCAATGAGCTTTTCTGCTGCATATCTTGCACGTTGACCTGTATTACAGTATACGAGTAAACCCTTCTTAGGTAGTTTGGACGTCGTTTTTTCGCCAATTTTGTTCACTGGAAGATGAAGCGCGCCAGGATAATGTCCGAGACGCCACTCCATTGTTGTACGGACGTCTATAACGCGTTTTACTTTTCGACTTTTGATGAGATTTTTCGCTTTCCGCGACGTTATGAGTTGACTCCCTGTATATGTATACGCTGTTAGAATCCCGAACCCACCGAGAAGTAGGTATGGTATCATTTGAATTAGTAGTACATTTTAAAAAGTCTTGTGGTTGAACCGAAAATAACGAGAAAGGTTCTACTCCCATAGATAGTTTTTGTTTTTTAGATGGAATAGGAATTTCTTTCTCACGGGTACGTTTCATTTTACTTAATTTTCTATTAAACATAAATTCACTTAGTTACCAAATGCAACACCAGCCATACCATTCTTCACACGGAGAATGTTATAGTTGACTGCGTAGGCTCGAACCATGTTACCGACACGGGTATCATTACCCGCGAAGGCCAGTTTAGCGTTATCAATACGGGAGAAGTTTAGAGTACCAGTTGGTTGCGACTTGTTCATAGTGGTACAGAAAGGCCATGTGAAAGTAGACACAGTGCTTAGAGCATCTTGGGGAAGAATAGAACAGTGCATTTCGGGCACGACGTTGTGGTGGAAGGCCGCCGACATGTTCTCGAATAGAGGTGTACCGTTGATGTATAAGGTAGATGTATCGAAAGTCCAGTTAGTAGACCACTTATTCGTGTCAGCTTCGGAAGAAACTACATGAATCGCCTTAACTGGGTGGTTGAAATAGGTCAAGTCAACCTCGGTGTCGGTAGGGGTCATGGGCTGGTACTGAGTTTGTGTAAAGAGAATCTCATGTTCGGTGTTGGTGAAGAATTCACGCTCATCGGTGTCGAGATAGACGTAGGTACCGAATACCTTTACGTTACTGGGGGCGAAAGTTCCACCGCGGCACTTCACACGAATCTCAACATCATGATATTGGAGCCCGACGAGGGGTAGAGCTTTAGTCCAGTCATCACTGAAGAAGAATGGGAGAATATAATGGTTGGCGGCAGTAGACGAACCCAACGCATTCTGGGGAACCTCATCGAGAGTTACCGCACACGAAGCCTTAGCTTGTGTATCTTTATACAAGATGTTATGGACACCCTGGATATACAAAGCATCAATCTGGGAGACCTTTTGGCCTCCGATCCAAAGTTGGAATTCGGTAGTAGTGGATTCATCCTTATCGAAGAAACCTGTATTGGTAGCACCGACACCACCGATGTTTTCGGCTTCGATCCACACATAGCTTAGGAGATCACCCTTAGATTTGATTGGTATAGTAACTTCGTTACCACTCGCGAAGGTACCAATGTAATCGAGCCTTTCTGGCTTGATACTAAAGTTGGTGTGCCTCTTGTAGTTTTGACGGAAAAAACTGACTTCGGGTTGACCTGTGATATAAACATCCTGGGCACCCACTGAAACGAGGTCAATTAAAGCAGCTGACATTTATTAGTAAATGATATTAAAATTTTAGCTCATTGTATACATAACAGGAGATGGGTGTAGAATTTCAGGCATTGACTTGGGAAGCAGTAGACACGGATGAAGAGCATTTGGTAAGTATATTTGGAAAAGCCGAGGATGGGAGGTCGGTGTGTGTGACTACAGCATTCACACCTTACTTTTTTATCAAACTCCCTGAGCGTACTAGTCAGCAAACGATACAGGAGATATATGGTGTCGTCGATAAGAAGTGTCCCGAATGTTTGGTTTCATACACTATTATGAAATCGAAAGATGTATGGGGTTTTCAAAATAATAAGGAGTTTGGGTTCATGAAACTCGATTTCAAAAATCTCGCTAGTCGACGTCGAGTGGACTACTTCCTGAAAAATCATATTCAACTTTCTACTGGTATGCAAAGACTGAAAGTCTATGAATCCAATCTTGATCCAGTTCTCCGCCTGATGCACAGGACTGGTATTCAATCGACAGGTTGGTTGAAGACGGGTGATAATTGTGTCCGTTCTCACCTCGCCAATGTAGATGTTGATCTATTTTGCACCGATTGGAGAACCCTTTCACCCGTTGCACGCGACGACATTGCACCATTTGTTGTAGCTTCATTCGATATTGAGTGTAATAGTTCTACTGGAAAGTTTCCCGACCCAAACGTGCGAGGTGATGCATGTTTCCAAATCGCGATTTCGTTATGCAAGTTTGGCACCGATGAACCGTACGATAAGACATGTCTCTGTTACAAGCAAACTGATCCCAAATTAGATGGTTCAAACATCATAAGTTTTAATACAGAAAAAGAACTACTTGAAGCGTTCCAAAAATATATTCATGAGAAGGACGTAGATATATTGACCGGGTGGAACATTTTCGGGTTTGATCTTAATTATATTTATACACGTGCGTATATGACTGGTTGTAATCCAGAGTTTTTCAAACTTGGTAAACTGAGAAATCAAAACTGTGAAATATCCATAAAAAAATTGAGTTCAAGTGCATTGGGGGACAATGTATTGAAGTTACTCCCCATGTCTGGTCGTTTCATTTTCGACCTGTTCCATGAAGTGAAAAAAGGATACAAGCTTGACTCGTACAGTCTTAACAATGTATCCAAGTTATATCTAGGAGATCAGAAAATTGATATGTCACCGAAAGAAATGTTTGCTCGGTACGTAGAAGGTGACCCCGTGAAGTTGCGAGAAGTGGCTGAATACTGTATCAAGGATACTTTACTACCACATAAACTCATGAAGAAGATGTGTATTCTTCTCAACCTTCTAGAGATGGCTAAAGCAACGTGGGTACCATTGTGCTTCTTGGTTGAACGGGGGCAACAGATCAAAGTGTTTAGTCAACTCACCAAGAAGTCACGAGAAATGGGGTTCATGGTACCAACGATTCGTTATGGACAGTTACCGGAAGAACACTACGAGGGTGCGACTGTACTGGAAGCTCAGAAAGGTGCGTATTATACACCAATCACAGCCCTTGATTTCGAAGCCCTGTACCCTTCAATCATGATGGCTCACAATCTGTGTTATTCTTCGTATGTTATGAACGACAAGGATTATGGAAACATACCGGGGGTAACATATGAGACGTTTAAGATTGGTGATAAAACCTATAAATTCGCACAAGACGTTCCAAGTCTACTGCCTAGTATTCTTTTAGAGCTTAAACAATTTCGTAAGAAGGCTAAACGAGATATGGCTGCAGCAACCGGGTCCATGAAGGAAGTTTATAACGGTAAACAGTTAGCCTATAAGATATCTATGAACTCCGTATACGGTTTCACGGGTGCCGGAAAGGGTATCTTACCATGTGTACCTATCGCATCTACTACAACTTTTAGGGGTCGTGGGATGATCGAAGAGACTAAGAATTATGTTGAGGCAAACTTCCCCGGTGCAAAAGTAAGGTATGGTGATACAGATTCGGTCATGGTTGAGTTTGACGTCGGTGACCGCAAAGGTGTAGAAGCGATCGAATATAGTTGGGAAGTTGGGGAACGGGCAGCGGAAGAATGTAGTGCTCTTTTCAAAAAACCGAACAATCTTGAACTCGAAAAGGTCTACTGGCCGTATTTTTTATATTCGAAAAAGAGATACGCCGCAAAGTTGTGGACAAAGGGGAAGGATGGAAACATGAATATGGATTACGTAGATGTTAAGGGTCTCCAACTCGTGAGGCGAGATAACACCCCACACATGAGAGAAGTCTGCAAGGAATTGTTAGACGTAGTATTAACTTCTGGTGATACCGGTCCACCAAAAGAACTAGCCAAGGAGCGAGCAATTGAACTCCTTTCCGGTGATATACCGAATGAAAAACTGATTTTGAGTCAGGGTCTCTCAGATAGTTATAAAGTTGACGGAAGACCTGTATCTATAACAAGTCCAGAGAGCTGCAATATCAACCAAGCTCACGTACAAGTAGTTAACAAAATGAGAATGCGTAAACCTGGGTCAGAGCCACAATCTGGTGATAGGGTACCGTATATACTTACAGATACTGGCGATTCCAAAGCAAAAGCATTTGAAAAATCAGAGGATCCCAAATATGTAGAAGAAAACAACATTCCAGTTGATTACAAATATTACTTCATTAATAAGTTTCTGAATCCTGTATGTGATTTATTAGATCCACTGTTTGAAAATACTAAACAGGAAATTTTCGGTGATCTCATTAACCAATGTAAACCACCACCAAAAAAACGTGAACCCGCGTTAAGCACAATGAAAAAGGCGGATCTTATAGAGGAATGTAAAAAACGCGGACTAGATTGCGAGGGTAAATCTGCGGATCTGAAAGAGAGAATTAAGTTTGCCCGTGTAGAGCGTGAAGAGAGTGTTGAAGATCTATTTAAAAAATACGAGCATGAACAAAGTAAGTGATGAGTTATCAAGAAAGAATTATTGAAGTATTTGAAGAAGAGTTCAAACTTCGTGTCGATGGTATGATGACAGAGTTTGCAGAAATTATTTCTAAAAAACATCAAATATCCTTGGACTTACTATTGAGAGATATCCCACTCCTGTCTCCCACTGCGGTTTGCAGGGGTACAAAACCAGATGGTTCTAGATGTACTTTCAAAGGTATCCACGATGGATATTGTGGTAAACATAAAAGACAGGGAAATCGGATAAAACAGAGATTTCATGAGAGTCATGACGGTCATAATCACGGGCCAGGGTTATCATATGTTGTTGGATGTCAAGGATGTGAAAAATCTTTTTCTTCGAAACAACTTATAGATTTGAATTCTATAATGGGTAATGAGTAAATTCAGTATTCTACTAACATCCATAAATAATTTTTACAGTGAAGAAGACAATAGGTCCAAATTAATGAATATACTAGATAAGACGAGTGGCATTTCATTGAGAAATTTGGAATGGTTCATCACCAATTACGCAAAGAAAAATCACACATCTTATAAGACTAATGACGGTAAACTATTTACCGTACATTATGCATATAAATCTAGTTTAGATGGATACAGTAAAAAACTATTTGATCCATTTTGTCGTTCCGAGAAGTTTCCTTATACAGTTCCGGGTACATCTCATGAAATTCATACAACTCTAGCACAGTTGAATTTCATCAAATGGTGTATCAAGAATAAAATTATAGATTATATTAGTGATCATCGCAAGTCATTATTTAGTAAGCACTCGCAGGTACAACCCGCCCTTCTTCAAATATAAGTGTCTGATATCCCGTATAATACATGTGTAAAGAATATGTATTCGAAGACACGTCCACTTTTGTAGTATCCAAGTTTACTTCAATATTCGTTTTATCAGATTGAATTTCACCAAAATCCAAGCTCCCCGATGGTTCCACATTTATAGGATTCATCGAGAAACTATACGTGTAAATATTCCTGATTGGCCTCGCTAATCTCACTCTAGATGGGATTAGATATTTGTAATAGTTATGATTTGTGTTTGTAACATTAGGTAATTTAGTGCCATTAATAAAGAAACATGCATCTTTTAGAATAGGATGAAAAAATGTCAACTGATCATCAAAACTTACATTCGAAGAAAAGTTGAAACGATTTTGACATAAATACAACTCTTCATCATTTGTAGGGAGATCGAAAACTTGGGTCTGTCCCACATTGTTGTTAAATGTTGGTGAACCCACTACCATTTTCAAACCATCATTTGACATAGACATAGAACCACCACTCCCATTTCCACCCATTTCACGATGTAATCTATCCCATGCGGGTGTATTAGATACATTTATGTAGTTATAAGCTCTTGTACGGTTGGATAATGGTGTACCAACAGCTACCCTAGTTCCAGTGTGAGGTTGTTGACCCACCTTTACATTACTTGTTATAGCTACGGACGTACCAGCTTTTTCACCAGCTACTAATCCGTTGATATCCGGTCCAATTTGACCCCATGCACTCGCAGCTGATGAATAATAGAAGACACTAGCTTGTCCGGAGTCTGTACCACCACCATCATTTTTTGGGGCACCACCGATCAGATAGAGACTATCTTTGGAAATATCTACAGAAGTTCCAAATTCATCACCCGAGTTTATACCATCAATGTCAGCCCCTCTCTGTACCCAAGCAGATCCATTATACACAAATGCTTTAAGATGTCCCTTACTCGCGTCATGTCCGGGTGCACCAATAGCAACCACCCTATCAGTGCCGCTAGCGGTAACTGGTTCCGAAAGAGATACACACGAACCAAGTAGATCACCACCACCAACACCATCCATGTTTCCACCCAATTGAGTCCATCCAGAGCCAATACTATAAGACCAGACCTGTACACGACCCATATTCGTATTATGATAAGGACCACCGATAGCAACATGAGTTCCGTTGCTCGATAAAGAGACCGATGTTCCAAATTTAATACCCGCCGTACCATCAATGTCACTACCTAACTGCCCCCAAGATCCTGCATTATATTGGTACACGCGGACATGTCCTTTATTGCTATCATGTCCCGGTCCACCCACAGCGAGAGCTGTACCAGTGTTAGATAAAGAAACAGAAGTTCCGAACAAATTGGTTACCCCTGCACCAATAAGATCTGTACCCAATTGAGTCCAAGATCCAGACACATATCTGAAAACCCTTACACGACCCTTATTTTCATTAGGGTTATCAACTTCACCATCTTCTGGGTCATTGTCAACTTGAACTTCATATCTGGGCTCACCTATAGCTATAGTTGTACCGTCGGGTGACATGGCTACAGAATACCCAGAATCGTCGTTGGTGTTGGTTCCAGATATAGTAGGACCTAATTGTCTTGGTTGTAATGCAACACTTTCACTTACATTTTCAAACTTGGTATTTCTTAAAAACCAATGTAGACACTTAACCGGAATATTTGGTACGAGATTTGTTCGGATAATACTCTTACCAATTTCACTTACAGTCGTTGGATGTTTACGAACTAAATCTGTCACAATAACTTGCTTTTCATAACTGAGGAAATTCCGTTCTTCTGCACTTACCGTAATCTCTTCCGTGACAAGCTTGAATTCAGGGAGTGCAAGTGTATTTAGAGTATCTGTAAAGAATGGTTGGTCTTGGAACTCGAGTACAAACTGAATTTTTTGTTTATGCACGGCGCATACTGGAAAATATGGTCTATTTGGCTTATTAGAAGAGTATTCATCACTTGCAAACTTTCTAGCAAAGAATAATTGTAAGGGTATAATCAGATCTGTATCAAGTCGCGATACAGAGTCTTTAATGGTCGAATCATCAAAACCAATACTTCTATTTACAAGAAAACTATTTGCTACCTTTTCAGACATTTCTAAATAAAGCTCATCGTATATAATACCCCAATCACTTTCAATCTTTTCAATCTCTGCATCGTCTACAAACATCGTTACACTTTTTAGAATATGTCTCCCCAGTTGATCGGTGTAATTACCATTTGTAATCTTTGGCATCGTGATACTCAGCCACATGTTACTAAGCAAATCACCCATACTTTGTGGTCTATATTCAACTTTGATGGTTTGTCCGAACGGCCATTTGGGTACCTGCCCGGGGTTCAGAATAGTTCGACTTCTATGATATTTCCTAAAATCAGAATGTCTTCTCTTAGTATTCGGGTTGAAGAATGACTCCGCTGGATCTTTGCAAAGTAAGTACGTATCTTGCTTTCCAATAGCTTTAAGTGAAATACTCGAAGCTTCACCCATACTTATCTATTGTCTATATATTTTTAATATCATTCTTCCACATACTGATTGGGCTCGTAGACTTCATAATACCCAATTCTGTTTTCGCCTGTTTAGATTGCGCGAGGAGATCTCTAACACTTTCATCGGTGTATTGAACTGTTTTAATGTTTAGGAGATAGTCATGATTGCCATTAATGAGTGGGAATAACCCTGCCAATTGAGTTTCAAGTTCCTTTTTTTTACGTCGAAACACTACGATATCACCATTGATAACCATCGTTACAAACTTTGACTTGTAATCGCACATCTTAGATTTAGCTTCGAGGGCTTTGATAAGGTACTCTTTACGCTTGATGTAGTACTTTTGACGAATACTAATGAAATCAGACAAGATCGATTCAGGTGTAGTGTATTTGTGTATACCTTTAGTTGGATGGAATAGATGCATATTTGTTGTGCGAATTGTTTTTTGAAGCTTGAGATCTTTTGTAACATCTTTGCCATTGTAGTCCTGAATAACAAAATCAACACTTTCAGTTGTACTGTTATTCGTAAACCCCGAAATAATCTTTTTCTCAACCAATGTATCAAGATATTCTTTGTAATCTTGCGTCCAACGACCTGGTGGTAGCTCACTCACTTTCACGGTCCGACCAATAACTTGAGAGACACCTTGGGTAATCCATGTATCATCCTCTAAGAAAACCCGGCCTTTGAAACCCCTAAACCAAGGTTTCATCCGTTTGATACTACCTCCATCAAGAACACTGATAATGTTATCGCGGATATCTTTGGGATTGAACGATGGTACGTAACAACTGAACCCCGTTCCGATACCTTCTGTACCATTTACAAGGACCATTGGGATAGTAGGCATATAAAACTCTGGTTCGATGGAGCGTCCGTCGTCATCGAGATAGTTTAGGATAGCATCATCCCTAGGATCGAAAATGCTTCGAGCTTCCGGTGTCAATCTGGTGAAAATATATCTCGTTTGAGAGGCATCCTTACCCCCCATTAGCCGTGTTCCAAATTGACCGCATGGTTCAAGAAGATTGATGTTATTGGAACCCACATAGTCATTCGCCAACTTAACGATAGTGTCTGCGAGAGATACTTCACCGTGATGGTAAGAACTCTTTTCGGCTACATATGCAGCCAGTTGTGCGACTTTCATCTCCTCACGTAGATTCTTTTGGAAGCATGAGTACATAACCTTCCTTTGAGAGGGTTTGAGACCATCTGCAACATGGGCGATCGAACGTTTCAAATCAGCGAGACTGAAGTTCACAAGATCTTTGTTAACAAAATCTGTAATAGTCAACTGCTTAACATGTCCGTAAGGTACTTCGAGCTCATGTGATTCCTTTGCAGTACTCTCGAGAAGCCATGTTTTACGAGCATCAGCCTTCTTCTTATCGAAGGCGAGAACAATAGAATTATCAGTCATAGAGTCCGTATCAAACTTCACTGTGAGTTCTTGGATTTTCTTAAAATATTCCCGAGCTTCTACAGAGGTTGATGTACCGAGACCCTTGTAATACTTGATACGCCACCCAGCTTTCCCATCACCATACCAGGTTCGAAATGCTGAATCCGTGTAAAAGGATTTGGAGTCCGACCCCTTGGTCGCCTTGATGATAGGGGTTACCATACTCACTACAAAACCCAACTTGAGGAGGCTTGGCCAGAAATAATGGATCATGTTTAGAATGAGACCCTTGATGTGAGAACCATCATTATCTGCATCTGTCATAATCATGAGACGTCCGTAACGAAGTTCTGATACATCACTGTATTCCTTACCTTGCTGAAGACCCAAGATCTTCTTGAGATCGTTAAACTCTTGATTGGATGTGAGTTGGGACACTGAGACATCCCTGACATTCTTACACTTACCGCGGAGTGGGAATACACCATAGTGATCCCGACCAACTACTGAGAGTCCAGCAACCGCAAGGGTCTTGGCTGAATCACCTTCTGTTACAATCAACGTACACTTCCCCGATTGTGCTGTTCCAGCCTTGTTAGCATCATCCAATTTGGGAATCCCAGTGATTTTAGACTTACGAGCACCATCGGTCTTTTTTAGTTCCTTCATCTCCTTAAACTTTGAGAGAGCGGTGAGTTCTTCGTTGATTCCAGTTTTAAGAACATTCTTTATGAAATTCTTTGGTGGTTCAAACTTACTCCCAAAGTCTTGAGCTTTGAGGGTGCATTCGGACTTGACCTGACTTGAGAAGGCTGGATTCTCAAGGGTTGCCTTTACAAAGATATTGAACGTGTTCTTGACTTGTTGAGGTTTCAACTTAATCTTCTTAGCCATTTCCTCAATGATACCCGATGCAATTATGGATGCCACGTGGTCTACATGTGTACCACCCTTCGTAGTACAGATACCATTAACAAATGATACCTGCTCTAGGCCATTTTCCGAAGGGCCAATACAGACAGACCAACGGTCGTTGGAAAAGGAACAAACCTCCCCTACACCTTCGTGCATTTTGGCATACACCTCGAAGTTTTGTTTAGGGAGAACATCTCCATTGAACTTTACCTTACAATTAGGGGTGGTACAAATGTTTGCATCCCAGACCCGTTTTTGAAAAATCTTATAGATAGCATTCTCCATCTTAGACAACCCGAACCTTCTCCAGTCGGGAATAAATGTAATAGAAACAGATGAAACAGCACCCGCGTGCTTTTTGATTTTTGGTGGTTCACATACAGTCATATTGTTCGACCATTTCTGTGTATACGTCTGTTTACTTTCATGATCTTTGATGATGACAGAAAACTCGGAGGAGTATATGTTCGTCAGTTTAGCACCATATCCATTGCGTCCACCAACGACCCGCTTCTTAGAGTCATCATAGTTTGTACTTGTAAGGAGGTGCCCGAATGTGAGTTCAGGGTTCCATAGACCCTCCTTCTCATGCATACGAATACCGATACCACCGAGAGGTCCGTTATTCTCGATAGTCACAGCACCCGATTCTTTGTCGA